CCCCTTCCCCGGCGCCCTGCCGACCACGATCCGTCCTGGCTCGCGATCTACCCAACCCTCGTATTGAAAAAGGCCAATGTGCCAAGCCTCCTCGTGCTCGAGCAGCGCCCACGCCCTCGCCGATTCCGTAAGTTCCAGCATGTCTACCAGGTTCTCCTCCGCAACCTCTCGGCGACGATGGGCTGCATAGGCCATCTCGTCGAGCACAGCCGCGCGCCCCTCGGGATCAGTGACCAGAGCGAATCGGTCGTTCAGTTCATCCAGCCAAGCCTGCGGTATCCCGGCCATCATTCTGCCCTGCACCACCAGGACTGGGCGTACAGAACGCCGTCGACTTCCTCAAGCCCGTTGATGTTGATGCCGAGCTGGGCCATCCCGTTGACCCTGGCGTCGTGCAGGCGCGGGATGATATCGGGCCCGGGCGTTGGATTGAACACCCATGCCTGGGTCGATACCCGGCCCAGCGGCTCACTGTGATGGTCACCGATGTGGATGTCGGCGCGCAAAGGCTTCACCTTACTGAGCTGTTCGGAAGGGATGGCCGCGCCATTCACCCGGCGGCAAACGAGGAGAAAATACATGGGGCACCATTACTGTATAAAGATACAGCATCGTATAGGCGGACCTAGCCCTGGGCAATCGCCGATCAGCGGATCAGTGAAGAGGCGGCAGCTCCTTGCCCCGAGCCCTGGCCACAGCGCGAAGCTGGTAGTCGGAGACCGCCTGGAACAGCGACTCGGCTAGCAGGCGCAGGCGCTCGATTTCCTCTGGCGAACCGCCCCGATCCTGGGCCTGGTGATACTCGCGCATGGCGTCGATTGCCTGCTGAATCAGCGGCTCGCCGGCCTCGACCATTCCGATAAACGTGCGCTTGTCCACTGCGAGCTCCTGTTCACTTGGTCAGGCCATTATAGATCGACTCGCACGCCAGCCCAGCTATTCGGCTTCGCTCAAGCGCTGCTGCGCAGCTGCCCGCCATTTGGTCAGCTTCTTCAAGCAATCCCCCGAGCACCACGAGGGCAGAGGTTCCTGCTTGGCGGTGCTGGGCAGCGATGGTGTCGCAGGTGGCTCCGTGCCCGGCCCGCAGTCGGGCGATTTCCCCGCGCAGCCCGCCAGCAGCAGACTCAGCAGCAGCGGCGCGGCCTTGGGCCAATTCCAGTTGCTGTCGTGCACTCTCACCCTCCTCGTCCGCCACGGCTTGGCGGCGCTGTTCTTCTGTTCTGGCCTTGGCGGCGGCGCGGCGGTCGCGCTCCGCTACCTCCAGTCGGTAGTCGGATAGTTCCGACATTGCCACCGAGGCATCCGACTTTCCCGCTCCCACACGAATTTCCTGGCCTCCAGCCACCAGGACCAGCGCGATCAGCCACCAGCACCAGGCCGGTACCGTGCCGAGCCAGGTCATGTCAGCGCCCTCCGAACGCCCTCATCGATGATTGCCGACGGATAAGGGTTACCACCGTTCTCGTGGATGATGATGCTGAGCACCATTCCCCGCAGCGTGGCCGGGTCCTTGATGTTGATCGGATCGGTGGTGCGCACACCCAGGCGCTTGGCCACGGCGCTGGCGTAGGCCTGCGTATCGTTCTCGTTGCTCGGCGCCCAGCGATTGATGGTTTCGAGCACCGTATCGATGCCCTTCCCCCCCACCCCGGGCATGCCGTCCTTGCCACGGTAGTTAATCAGCAGCTTGCCCAGGGCTCGGATGCCGTTCTCAGGATGATCGAAGCGAGCGAATCGCGGCTTGGCTACGCCTTCCTCTAGGCCAAGCTGGCCCTGCCAGGCGTTGCGTGGGTTGTAATCGATATTGCCGGGGTTCCGGTTGCGGACGCCGCGGGGTGTGCTCATGGGTTTTCTCCAGACAAAAAGAAGCCCGCGCTGGGCGGGCTTGGATGGGGGCAGCGATGTCAGGCGGCAGGCGCTTCAGCCTCCGGCTCAGCCGGATCCTGAACAGTTACGGTCACGGTGGCCCGATACTCGCTCAGCACCTTGGCTACCAGCACTTGGGCGGCCGGGAACTGCTGCAGGATTTCCCGGGCGCGGGAATCGGCCTGCTCCTGGGTGGCGTACGAAGTCAGGTTGGCGGCGTCGTACAGGTTGGTTGCGTTGATGGCTACGAAAGGCATGGGTCAATCTCCAGACAAAAAGAAGCCCGCTCGATGGCGGGCATTGGGTAGTTGGCTTGGGTTCAAGCCTTGGGGTATTGCTGCTTGATCTGCTGCAGGGTCGAGAAAAACGGCTCTGCTTTGGGCATATATCCTTGATTCATGGCATGCCACAGCATGTCCAGTTGTTCCTCCACCGGCGGATACTCGGCCGCCCGGCGCTTGGTGTGGTTGCACTTATGCTGAATTTTCAAAGGTGAACTCCTGATCGCGGTAGGGCCAAAGGCTGACCGTGACGTGGTAGGTACCCGGCGCCGAGAATTCCAGCTCGATGTCACTGCCGTCAGCGGTGTAGGTTTCGCTCTCTATGTTGACGGCGGCACCTTCGCGGACGCCTTTTAACCAGTGCCCTTGGAGAACCGCCCCCATCTGAGGGCGCTCCTTGAGCATTTGCCCCATCACGAAGTGGTCAGCAGTCCGTGCCGGGGTGGGCACTTGGATATAGGGCCGGTCGGTGTTGAGCCTGATGATTTTCTTCCCGTGGTCGGGCGGACAGCTGACGGCAAACACGATTCGTCCGTCAGTCTCATAGGCTGCGTAGTGTCCAATGCTGCTCATCGCTTGGTTCCCATTGCATAAAGGGTGTGGTTCTGAACGCCAACCCCTGAGTTCTCGCCCCACCACTTCACCGTGATGACGAAGTAACCCGGGCCCACACCGATCGATCCCATAAGGTTGGGGAAACTATCCGCCCAGTCGCCGCCACCTTGAGCGATAACCAGGCCGTTGATATCCATCTGGAATTGGTACTTACGAATACCGCTGCCAAATCCCTGATAGCAGCTGTACTGGGCAGTGATGAAACCACCCTCGTCCATTTGCACGCCGATGGCGATCAGGTTTTGCCACTGGCCTACACCGACGCCGAGCACATTCCCGGGGTTATTAGCCGATACCGGAACCGTGACGGCGTTGCCACGGATGCGCAGCGTGTCAATTTCGGCCACCCCGATCTTGGCGGCCTTAATGGCACCATCTTCGATATTGGCGGTACCGATGGCCGCATCTGCGATCTTCGCGCGACCGATACTCCCCTTGCGAATGTAGGCATCAGCCACAAAGGTCTGGCCACCCACTACAGACCACGGCGACGAAAGTCCGCCGGTCGTATTGAGCAAGATGAACTTGTCCGCATTGATCACAAACGCAGACTGCACAACGCCGTTCTGCTCGTTGATACCAATACCGAAGCCCGCCCAGACGTGCGCACCATATTGGTTGTTCACCTGCACCCGCATGGTGTATTGGGCGTTAAGCATCCCCTTCATGTTCGCCTGAGCCGTCGCAACCTGCTGCACCGCCGCATTGGTCGTGCCCAGCGACGACTGGGTGGTCTGGATCTGCTTGCTTAGCGCCCCTTCCCCATCAACCCGGGCCTTGGCTTCGTTCTGAATCGCCGCGTTGGCATCGCCTACGGCGGTGTACAACCCGTCGATACGCAATGTCTCTGCCGTCAGCTTGCTGCCCTGCTGGGTGACAGTGCTTTCCACTGACGACAGTGCACGGCTCGATGCGGCCGGGGCCACACGGCCCACGACAATCCAGTCAACGTCAAACACATCCCCGCTCACCGCCCCAAGATCCAGACGCAAGCGACTGATGGTGCTGTCTACCCAGTCCGTGCCCCCACTGTTCAGGTTTTCCATGTCCCATTCCACGATCGCCGAATCGCCGATCGCCAAGCCTGGGTTAGGCAAGGTGGAGTAGATGGTGGAGGAAAACCCGTGACCTGGAGTGGCGTAATAAAGCGTTCCACGCCAGCCGCTACCGCCCCTTCGGGTGATGCGCGCCCTGACCCTGGTGAACAGCGCGCCAGTAAGGCCAATAGCAGCCGCAGCGCTCTGCAGTTGAGGGTTGCTTGCAGTGGCTGTGACCTTCAAGAACCCGGTTCCAGCTACTGCAGTAGCGTTCGCGCCATACCATCCCTCAGCACCATTATCGAACTGCCAGGTGCACCCAGGCGCAGGGTCCAGGCCAACCGAGGCATCGGCCGCTTTCTGTACAGCTGCAACCGAGTTTCGCAAATCAAGGATGTTGCTCGACTGAGAAGCCAGGCCGCCTTCATTGCTAGTGACCCGCTGCGTCAGCGCATCGACCGACGAGGCGGAGGCCTTGGTCGCAACCTGAGTAAGCGCCGACTGTGCCGCCGCCGCCGCATCGGTAGCCGCTTTGTCGGTCACCGCCACCCAGGCGCTGCCGCTCCAGCGTTTGGGGGTGTTGGCGTTGCCGGTGGTGTCGATCCACAGGTTTTGGGGCAAACGGTCAGCCACGGCCGGGGCGGCCGCCTGGATGATCACCTTCCCTTTGCCACCTGCCAGCGTGTTCGCCGCATCAGCTGCCTGCTGCGCTGTGTTCACGTTGCCATTGGTCGTGGTGAGATTGTTTTCCAAACTGGTGGTCCGGCTCCCCACACTCGACAGCGTGCCAGCCTGCTGCGAGACCGCCGAACTGAGCGACTCAACAGCAGCGGAGGTCGCCGCTTGCTGGGCGCTGGCGACCTGACCGTTATCCCTCCAGCCCGTGGCGCGGGTGCCCTCTTCGATCTGGTAGCGATCAGCCTCAATGTAGCCACCGCTGACTGATGCGCCGCCATACACCACAAATGCCGCGAACAGCTTGGTGGTGGTGGGGCCAGGGGTGAAGGTCACCGACAGACGCACCCAGGACTCACTTGCATCAGCCCTTGCCGCCCCCCAGCTCTCGGTCCCGGCTCCTGCCTCATTGGTCCCGTACACCCCGGGAAGAACCCGCAAGCCAGGGGTGCCCCGAAGGTACACGGATGCTGTGTAGGTCTTTCCGGGGACTGGCTTGAACCGTCCGGCCGACTTCACATAGGCCCGAGCCCAGGTTGCTGGGGACAGGCCTGACACATCCAGGCGCTGGGCCACACCAGAAGCCAATGTAGATTGCACCAACGTAGGCGTGCGAATACCGCTCCCTGTCCCGTCGTGCCACCACCCGTCGGCCATCCCTGGGGTGCCGGGGTCCGCTCGCTCAAAGGACGGGTTGAAAACCAGATTCTCCCCGCCGACATCGCCTATGTTGTTATTCAGCTCAGTGAGCTGATTGGAAGCACTGGTCAGTCCCTGCTCGGTCTGGGTGATCCGCGTCCCTAACGCCGACGTCGCAGCGGCGCCGGCATCCAACTGGGCCTGCTCGGTCACATCTTCAATGTCGAAGAAATCAAAGATGGCCTGCCCGCCCATGTTGTCGTAACCCGCGATGAGCATTGGCGAGAACCAGGCTGTGCCCTCCTTCAATCGCTTCGGGTCGGCCAGCGTACCCCCGCCGGCTCCGCCGCCTTCGCTGCCGGTGGTATGGCCTTTGACATACACCTCGGCGATCAGCCATTCGCCTTGAGGAATCTTCCGGTTCGACAGCACCACATAGTGCGAGGAGCCCACGCTGTTCACGCCACTTGTTGCGATCCGGGTAACGCCGTCCTCGGCAAAGCAGTCAACGCCGGCATACGTACCAGGCGACCCGGCGCCCATCAGGACTTGTTGCACGCGAACGGTCAGCTTGTAGAGCCGCGAAGGGTCAAACCTGATCTTGCGCGTGGACGCGCCCCACCAAGCTCTGTTGGAGGCTCCGCCATTCAGGATCAAGGCAGCGCCCCGACTGATGCCGGCAGGTGCGCCGTACGAAGCAGTGGCACCGGCGCCGCTGTTGGTCGACACCCACTGGTCCATGGACATGTCCGAGAACACGCTTTGGTAGACCTTGGTGGGCGAGTTGTCCAGAGCGCGGCCAATGGTGCTGCCCAGCGACACCACGTTGTTGCTGGTGGCAGTCAGGTCTCGTCCTTGCTGATCCACCTTGCTGTTCAGCGACTGCAGCGCACTCGCGTCGGCCTTCTTGGCCACCTCGGACAGGGCATTCGCCGCTGCCGCTGCGGCGTCGACGGCGACTTTATCGGTCACCGGCAGCCAACCCGACGTAGTCCAGCGTTTCGGGGTGTTGGCTCCGTTTGTTATGTCAATCCAAAGGTTCTGCGCAAGCTGGTCAGCGGCCGCTGGCGTCTCCCGCTGGACGATGACCTTACCCTTGCTGCCGGCCAGGTTGGACGCGGCCTGCGCCGCATTCTGCGCATTCGTCACGTTCTGATTGGTGGTGGTCAGGCTGTTTTCCAGCTGTACAGCTTGATTGCTGACCGAGCTTAGCCCTTGCTCATTCTTCTCGACTCGAACGGCCAGCGCGTTGGTCGCCGTGGCGCCGGCATCGATCTGAGCCTGCTCGGTGACGTCTTCAATCAAGAAGTAGTCAACCGCCAACTCACCGCCGATGTTGTTGTAACCGGCAACCAGCATCGGTGAAATCCAGGCAATCCCAGTCTTCAACCGCTTCGGATCGGCAACGGTACCGGCACCTGCCCCGCCCCCTTCACTGCCAACGGTGTAGCCTTTGACATGGGTGGTGAACTCCATCCATTCACCAATCGGGTGCGATCTGCCAGCAGTGATCACATAGTGCGAAGAGTCCTTGGTGTTGGCCCCACTGGAGTTGATCCGGGTTACGCCGTCTTCGGCAAATCCGTCCACCCCGGCATAGGTGATTGGATTGCCCTTGCCGGCGGTTAACTGCTTGAACCGAATGGACAGCTTGTACAGCCGCGTCGGGTCAAACCTGATTTTGCGGGTCGAAGCGCCCCACCAGGTGGAATTGCCAGCGCCACCGCTGACCTTGATGGTTGCCCCGCTGGTGTTACCTTCCTCATTGGAGAAAACGGTGCTGGCCGTAGGGCCGCCGAACAGGTTCGCCCACTGGTCCACCGCCATGTCCGAGAACACGCTCTGATAGACCTTGGTCGGCGAATTGTCCTGGCTGGCCAGCAGCTTGGCATTGAGGTCGGTCAGCGACTTGCCCTGGGCCGATTGGGTCTGCCCCTGCTGCTTCACATCATTGCTCAAGGCCTGCACCGCAGCAGCTTCGGCCTTCTTGCTTACGGTGTCCGTGAGCGACACCAGCGCCTGGCTCTGCGACGACAACTGCTGATCCTGCGCGGCGTCCTTCTGCTCGGTCGCTGTGACGCGGTTGGTCACCTGCTGCAAGGATTGAGAGCTGGCCTTGCCGTCGATGCTGGTCTGCATCCCGTCCAGGCGGGTCGCTTGGGAAGACAGCTTGCCTTCTGCATCGCTGACGCGGGTAGTCAGGCCGCTCACAACACTCGCATCGGCCTTCTGCGCAACCTGATTGATCGCCGACTGAGCGGCAGCCGCGGCATCGGTGGCCACCTTGTCGCTGACCGCCACCCAGGTGCTGCCGTTCCAGCGTTTCGGCGTGTTGGCATTGCCGGTGGTGTCGATCCACAGGTTCTGGGCCAGGCGATCTGCCACGGCCGGCGCGGTCGACTGATACAGCACCTTGCCCTTGGCGCCGGCCGCGTCGGACGCCGCTTGTGCCGCCTGCTGCGCCGTCGTGACGTTGCCGTTGGTAGTGGTCAGGCTGTTTTCCAGTGAGGTGGTCTTACTCGACACGCTGGTCAGGTCGGCGCCCTGTTGGGTCACCTTGGCGGACATGGCATCGACAGCGGCCGCTGTGGCCGCCTGGTTACCGGCCTCGACCTGTCCATTGTCGCGCCAACCACTTGCCTGAGAGCCTTCCTCCAGCTGGTACTGGTCAACTTCGATAAACCCGGCCGTGACCCCGGCCCCACCATAGACAACCGCCGCTGGCCAGACGTCGACGGTCTGGTCGGTGGCGGTGAAGGTCACCGATACCCGCTGCCATGTCTCGGCCGCGTCGACTCGGTTGCCTGGCCATGAAACGCTGTTGGCCCCGGCCGCATCTCGGCTATACACCTGCGCCAAAATCCGCAGCCCTGCAGTGCCCCGCATGTACACCGAGGCGGTGTAAACGGCGCCCGGCCGGACTTTGATCGCTTTGAGCGACGCGCGCAGATAAACCCGGGCCCAGCCATTGGTGGGAATGTCGGTGACATCAAGACGCTGCGCGACACCTGCGGCAAGCTTCGAGGGGACCAGCGACGGCGCACTGCTACCGACGTTACTCGACCGGTCGTGCCACCATCCCTGGGCAACGCCATTGTTATCGGTTTGCCGCTCGAACGAGGGGTTGTAGACCAGGTTCTCTCCGCCCATCGTCGGCAGCGCAGCATTGATGCTGACCAGTGCCTGGCCCTGCGCGGTGAGGTCTTGCCCCTGCTGGTTGACCAGGTTGCTCAGGGCCTGCACGGTCGAGACTTCGGCCTTCTTGGCCACGCTGTCGGTGAGCGAGACGATGGCAGAACTCTGCGAGCTGATCTGCTGGTCCTGTGTGGCGTTCTTACCTTCGGTCGCGGTGACACGGCTGGTGACCTGCTGCAGGGCGGCCGAGGTCGCCTTGCCGTCCAGGCTGGTCTGCATGCCATCCAGCCGCTGACCTTCGGCCACCAGCTTGCCCTCGGCATCCGAGACGCGCAGGGTCAGGTTGTTCACCACCGTGGCGTCAGCCTTGGTCTGGGCCAGCGCCAAAGCGCTTGCGGCCGCCGCAGCAGCATCAGTAGCAGCCTTGTCCGTGACCGCCACCCAGGCGCTGCCACTCCAGCGTTTCGGCGTGTTGGCGTTGCCCGTGGTATCGATCCAGAGATTCTGGGCCAGACGATCGGCAACCGCCGGGGCCGCTGCCTGGATGATCACCTTGCCCTTGCCTCCTGCCAGCGTGTTTGCCGCTTCAGCTGCCTGCTGCGCGGTGGTCACGTTCTGGTTGGTGGTGGTAAGGCTGGTCTGCAGGCCATTGAGCTGTGTGGCCTGGGCAGTCGTCTTGCCGTCCAGCGTGGTCACGTCGGTTTCGACCTTGGACACACGCGCAGCGGTACCGGCCGCCGTGACGATAGCCTGCCCAACATCCGTCCAGTAGGTAGCGTTCGGCGGCGGGTTGTTCTTCGGTACCGCCTTCAACGCCTGATACAGCTTGCCGTCGGCGCCCAGTGTGCCCTGGTTAATGCTGTAGGCCTTGTCCTTGTTGTACGGCAGCGAGCCGGCCAGAACAGACACGCTGTTGATCTGTTGCTGCAGGTCTGCCTTGGCGGCATCAACCTCCTGATCAACCGCGGCAATCTGTTGCTGGAGTGCGATTTTGGCGGCTTCGACATCCTGGTCCACCGCATTGATCTGCTGACGCAACTCATCCCGCGCCACCGTCACCGAGTCGTTGACCGACTGGATGGAGGTATTAACCTCGGCAATCTGCTCGTTGAGCTCGTTGCGGACCTCACCAACGCGTTCATTAACCGAGCCGGGTCCATTCTTGTCGACCAGGTCGATGCGTTCGGTCAGTTCCTTACCCAGCTCGGTCTCGGTGATCTGTTTTGCAATCTGTTCGAGGATAGGGCCTGCGTCTGCACTGGCCTGGCCACTGACCACTGCGCCGCCGACCGGATACCAAGGACCCACGTTACCAGTGCGGTCTACCAGACGGACCCAGAAATAGAACGTCTGCCCGGCGCGCAGCCCCTGCATGACGTGCTCGTTTTGCGGGTACGCCAGGTCGGCCAGCTTGGTGGCCTTGTCCAGATCAGCGCCTTCGCTGTACCACAGCTCAGTACGCTGGGTGTCCTCGGCGCCGGCCGGAAAGCCCCACTTGATGCCGATGCCGAACAGCAGGCTCTCGGTGGTCAGGAAAGTAACCGCCGGCGGCGGCGTGATCTTACCGGCCACGTTGGTGAGTGACGAGATAGTCGGAATCGACGAGACATCCATGGAGCTGACAGCGCGCACGCGGGCCAAATACTGGCCGGCATACACACCACGCACATCGGCAGCCAGTTCACCGGTTCTCGGCATTTTTACCCAGTCACGCGAACCCCAGCGCCATTCAACGTCGTAGGCCACGGCCCCGGGCGCTGCATCCCAGGAGATCGTCATGGTGGTGACAGCGATGCCCTGGTCAATCGAGGAATGGCTGCCGATCAGCACGCGCGCCGGGGCATCTTGTACACCCGGGGGCAGGACGCTGATGGGGCGGTCATCGATCACCGTGCCGTAATCCACTGCGTCAAACTTGCTCGGCTCGTACTGGATACACTCCAGCTGGAACTGGTGCCACTCCGGGCGCGTGACGTTGCGCACGTAGAACTGCATGAGCTTCAGGTCGTCGAAGTCCAGCACCCATCCGCATTCAGGCTGCGGTATCTCGCTGAAGTCCGCCGTGACAGTGATCTGGCGGCCGTCCACCGAACGTACTTGGCGCGCCTCGGACTTGCCGCTGGGCAGGTTGACCAGCAAGCGAGCACCAGTTGGTACCTTGATGTCACGATCTACCGTCACGACACGACCGGCCACTGCGGCAATACGGCCGCCATTGGCACGGCCAGCGAGCATCGGATCGGACAGCGTGATGACTTTGCCTGGCTTCGGGATATAGCCATCCAGGCCGACCCGGAAGCTGGCACCACGCAGTTGCAGCTGCTCCGTCATCAGCGCCCACTGGCCTGCGCGCTGGGCCTGGCCGCGCGAAGTGCATCCCACAGCCTCCACGGATATCTCGCGCACGCCATACTCGGCAATGGCGCTTTCATCGAAGACCGGCTCTTTGTCGGTGTCGTAGCCTCGATTCGGGTCATCGAACGACACCATGGCCTGGCTGTGCCGATCGCGCAGCTTGCTGCCGGTGTACTTGACCGCACCGTCGTCGAGGATCTGCGACAGGGTGTAGTTGTAGACCGGGTCCTGCGGCATATCGGCGTTGACGGTGATCTGGCTGCCGTCCCAGAAGGCCAGGCCATGGAAGATGGCCGCCAGGTCCTGCAGCACCGCCCAGGCCTCGGCCTGCTTCTGCAGGTACAGATTGCAGGTGAAGCGCGGTTCTTGGCCGCCCAAGCCGTCCGGTACCAGTTGGTCGCAGTACTGCCCGATGCGGTATAGCGACCAGCGGTTGATCATGGTCGCGTCGATGCGATCGCCCAGGCCGTAGTACGGGTGCAGGGCCAGGTCGTAGAACACCCAGGCTGGGTTGTTGGTGTACGCCTCCTTGAAGGTGCCGTCCCAAACGCCATTGGTGGTGCCGGCGCCGCTGGTGGCATACGTGCGGCTCACCGGGTCGTAGTTCATGGGCACACGCACGATCCGCCCGCGCATCAGCACGGCGATCTTAGCGATATCGCCACCGAACTGCTCAGCGTCGTACTCCAGGCAGCTGACGGCGGTCAGCGGATACTCCTGGTCGCTGTCGACCACCTCGGCGATGGCTTCGACGTACATGCCGTCCTGCACCAGCGAGCTGTTGGCTTCCGGCGTGATCCGGCGGGCACGGATCGCCCAGCGGCTGCCGGCGGGCAGATCGATGCGGTGCGAACGCTCGTACTTGGTGACGTTCTTGCGGTTGACCTCGGACAGCAGCACCTGCTGGAACGGGCCGTTATCGGTGGAAACATCTACCGCATACTCGATGCGAACACCGTCGATGTTGCCCCCCGAATCCTGGGACTGCAGCTGCGGCCACGAGAAGCGCAAGCGCACGGCATCCAGCATGGAGTTGGTGATGGAATGAACGTAGGGCGTGGTGCTGAGCAACTGCTGGCCGACAGCAATCTCGTTGCTGGACTCACTGATCCCGGTCATCCGCTCTTGGTTAAGCTCGCCGGACCGGAACTGCCATTTGACGCCTGGGTAGTTCAGGGTGCCGTCGTCTGCCATGACAGCGGTGCCGTCCAGCTTCACCGAGCGCAACTCGTTGACCGGGCCTACAATTGGCCCCCAGCTCCACAGGTAGACCATGCGCACCGTGGCGATAGAGGGCACGCTGTTAGAAGCGATGCTGGGCTGCTTCTGCTTCTTGGAACCGCCCTTGCTACCGACAACTTGCCGGGCAGCGCGTTTAAGTGCTTGACCCATTCCACTCTCCAAAAAACTAAAAACCCGCCGGAGCGGGTTTAGTGATTCCAGCTTTCACAGCCGGTCTTGCGTATAAATCCCGCCGGACTCGACGGCCCCGCCGATCTCCCGCTCGCCGTAGAGCACCGGATAGGGGTTGCCTTGGGCGATCGTCGTGACCGCGCCACCGAAGCCGTAGCTGGGGTTGTTGCCGTCTTCGTTGCGGTCAAGGCTGCCAGTATTGGCGGTCGGCGAAAGCATCTGCACGACGCCAGAAAGCCCCATGGCCGCGCCGCCCGCGATCATGGCGACACCGACGGCGGAAGTTGTGCCGAACGTGAAGAAGCCGGCCACGACCAACGCCACGCCGAGGATCGTGGTGAACAACCCGGCCTGCTTGCTGCCCTGGATGATCGGCGCGATACGGATATCGCCGGCATCGTCACCCTTCAGGTCCAGATCATCGGCCGAGAGGTTGCGGTTACCGGAGAAAACAGTGAACACCAGCCCCCTCTCCTCGCCGTTGGACAGGAAGCTCTCGAAGCCTGGGAGCATGTTGCAAAGCGCCTGGATGGCGTCACGGGTGCTGTTCACATCCAGAACGTACTCGCGACCGAAGTGCTTGCGCAGCACCCCGTACAACTTCACCGTGCGCTTCATGGTTGATAGTCCTTGTGCCGGAGGATCAGCCGGCAGCGGCTGGCCATCGACCAGCCGTATATCTCGCGAGTCGATGCCCGCCCAGCCATGTGGTGGTAAATGAACGGCCCGCTACCGCCAAGGGATGCCGCCGGCTCGCTGGCCAGGCCCGGCTGGCTGCCCAGGTAAATAGCCGCGTGGTTCGGGTGGAAACAGGGCCGCCCGGGTGATGGCACCATGAACACCAACATGTCACCGCGCTGTGGCACGTCCACCTGGTAGAAGCCGGCGTCGGTGAAGTTCGACTCGTAGAGGCTCGGGCCATCCTCCTGCTCCCACCACAGGTCGTCCCGCTCGAAGTTGGGCAGCGCCAGCCCGGCCTCGCGTGCGTACCAGTCGCGGCAGGCGCCCCAGCAATCGAGCAGACCATGGGCGAACTCGCGCCCCAGCAGCGGGGCCTGGTAGCCGGACGGCTTGAACCATTGCATGTCACCGCCGGGCCAGCCGACGATGCCCCATGGCACCTCATGCAGCTCGCAGCTGACCAGGTCGGCCATACTCGGCATGGCCGCGGCATCAGGGTGGCTGTGCACGATCGCCAGCAACTCACCCTGGTCCTCGGCTTTTGCCAAGTCTTCATGGTGAAGGCGGAAATTCTCCCGCGGCGTCTTCGCCAAGTTGCGGCACGGCACGTATACCCGGCCCTGGTCGGTCTTGATCAGCACCCCGCACGCTTCGGTAGGGTACTCGCGTTCAGCATGCTCGCGGATCGCGGCCTGCAATGTCTGGTTGATGCGCATCTGTTACCTCGAACTGGCGATCAGGCTCGCGCCCATGGAGCCGCCGAACCGGCGGGTGTTGCCGCGGAGCTTGCAGCTCTTCCAGCGCCCCGGGCAGCGGTCGAGCGCCGGGTTGTCGGTGGGCTCGTCCTGCTTGGTGTACATGGTCGCGCCGGTGTAGGCGCACGCCTCGCCCCGGTACTGCCCTCGGCAGGCCCAGCGGCACAACTTGGTGATCTGCTGGCTCGGCAGCATGATGCCGCCCATGTCCAGCGGACTGGACAGCTGGAACGTCACCTGCTGGCGATCTTCATCGGTTTTCTGCTCGATATACCAAAGGTTTTCCCGGGCCTGGTTGGACGCCTCGAGGTTCCCATCGGGGAAGTTGGCGGCGTCGAGGAAGTGACGGAAGGTTTCAATGACCTTCACCTTGGCGCCCACCAAGTCCTTCAAAGCCAGGCACAGCGCGGTGACTGCGCCCCGCATACCGTCGATTTCATTGACCAGCTGTAGCGTTGGCGTAGCTGGCCGGCCATCGCCGCGGATGTCGAAGCCCTTTGCCTCGATCTGCATCGCCGAGTACAGCTGACCTTGCCAGATGATATCGACCTCTTGGGCGTGGCCGTGGAAGCGCATGACGTTGCCGCCCAGGCGCGTGGCGTCAACCTCGTACAGCCTGATCTGATTGCCCGGCTCGAGTTTCTGGATGTCAGTTTCGAAAGTCATGAGGCCTCAGAAAGCAGAAACCCCGCAGAGCGGGGTCAGTAAGGGGTGAATCTCTGGTCGAATGTCCACGTGATCGTCACCAAATTTGGACTTCCGCGAGATCGAATCTTGTAGCCTTTAGCTCTATATCGCCCTTGCACACCACCAGGTGGGGTCCAGTAGCAGGTTCGGTAGCCTTCATGGCGATCCAGGAATTTGCGGATCTCCGAGGCTTCCTCACCCTCAACCAGGAGCCCTGTGTGGGATAGGCTCCAAGACTGAGACTTGGTATTGATCCCTACCCCGCCCGCCTGGACGAACCCGTCGCCGAAGTTATTTTCCCAGGTGTTTTGCTTGACCTCGCCGTCAGCTTCGGCCTCAACGTCAAAGCTGAAGATCTCTGTCATTATTTTCTCCAAAGCAAGCCGCCCTGCTGGGTTTCCCTGTAAAGCACATCACGCACTACGTCCTCGAAGCCTTCTCGCAGGCCCGCTCCCTGGCGCCGCGCCTGCTCATCGCTCACGCCTTGCTGGGCCTGCACGTTGATTGGCGAGTTGATGATGATCTGCGGACCGCTCTGATGGCGCTCGGTGCCAGCCAGAGCCGAAGACTCTCGGCCAATCATTCCGACCCGCCCGTCGCTAAGGGCCTCGAGATTGCCCACGCCAATCCTGGCTGTCGCCTCAGCATCAAACACGTATTCGCCACGGTGAACCGGACCGGCGACTTCGTCGCGCCTACCATTGCCGGTATAGCCGCCATCCATGAAGCCCACGCCTGACAGGGCTGTCATGCCAACCGCTGTTGCAAGCGGCGTAGCAATAGTCAGAGCGGTTGCCATAGCGCCAGGAGCCAGCGCAGGACCGACGATAGGGATTGCCGCCGTCGAGGCAAAAGCAGCCAGGCCAGCCTGCAGCGCCGTAGCCTGGGCGTTCGCCGCCAGCATTCCGGCGGAGCTGGCCTGAGTGGTCTTCCCTACCACCAATTGCACAGCCTGGTAGACCAGCCACTGCGCGGCCATATCGGCCAGGGCCGCGAGAACGCTTTTAGCGAACCCGCTGATCATGTTCCCAAGGGCATCGCTGGCGGTCTCTGCCCCAGTCGCCACATCCGTCATAAACGTGCTCAATTCGCTGCGCGCGCCGCCCAAGATGCTGCTAGTGGCGTCAGCGGCCTGAGCCGAGTAGTTCTGCGCTTCGTCGGCGAAGTTAGCCCAGGCTTCATGAACACCGTTCATCCACTCTGACTGCTGCTCATCTGTTGCGGTGTAGAAGTCCTGCTGGGCCTGGAGTCTTTTTGCAAGTTCGTCCTGAAGGACCTGGGTCTCGCTGGCATAGAGTTCTGGCGTGACCTGACCGGTGTTACGCTGCTCATTCAGAGCGTTAAGGTCTTCAACGTACTTCTGCCGAAGGGCCAAGTCAGACCGCATTCGGTCACGGGCTTTGTCACCCATACCGATGCCGGCCAGCTCTTGGTCAAACCCGTTGACCATCGTCTGCGTGCCGGCTCCCTGTGCCGACTTAAAAGCGCTGAGCTTGAGCGCGTCCTCGTTGGCCTTCTTGATTTTGTTGAGACCGTCCAGCTCTGCGGCCAGCTCAAGTAGGCGTTGTTGCTGGGCCTTGGACAGGTTGCTGAGCTTGCCTTCCTGCATCTCGAACGAGAGTTTGGCCACCTCAGTGGCGTCCTTTTGCCTGTCGCTGGTGGTGTTGATCAGCTCGATTTGGCGCTTGTAGCCTTCCTCGGTGGCCGCGAAGTCCTTGAGCTGCTTCTTGGCCGCCTTCTCAGATTCGGATGAGCCCTCCCTCAGCGCCTTGGCAGCCGCATCGTCGGATTTTTTCTGAGCGTCACGAGCGGCGGCAGCCGATCGGATCGCAGCAGCCATACCATCGGTGAGGTCAGTGTTTTCTTCGATGAAGCGATTCGCGGCCGCGAGGAATGTCTTGTCCTGGGATGCAGCCAACTGTTTGAGCTGTTGTTCAAGGTACTTCTGGCCCGCAGTGGCTGCCTCCGCAACCTTGGCCGCGTTGCGTCCCAAAGCGTCCGAATGCTGATCGGTCTGATCCGTGAGCCTCGCGAGAACCTCACGTTGATGCTCAAGCTCAGCGCTGAAGTCAGTGACCGGCGCTTGGCTCTTTTCAATGGCGCGAGCCATTGATTCGGTCACACTAGGGAATTGGCGGAGTTGGTCAGCTACTGCCTTCCAGTCAACCTTTATACCGTCTGCCTGGTTGGTAGACGCCTGCCTCACAAGCTCGAGCGCTTTCTGCGCGTCATCGGGCAGAGGCACCAAGCCGGCCATTAACCCATCAGCGCCGGCAGCGCCCATGTTCCTCATGTCGGCTTCGAACTGGTCAGCGATAGCGCCAGACATCTGGCGAAGCTGATCCTGCATGTCCTCAACTTTTGAGGTCAGCTCACGCAACGTTACCGATTGCGTGGCTCGATTGAGCTTATTGAAGCGCTCAGCAAGCTTGTCCACTGGGTCGGCAAGATCGCCAAGCTTCTTCTCCAGCTCACCAGTGTTGTTTCGCAGCGTGAGGAAGGCGGTTGCCACTCCAACTGCAAGGGCGATCATTCCAACAGGGCCGCCGAGCATTCCCATTAGGCTGAAGCTCGCACGACTCGCCACCTCCTGTGCCGCTCCGGCCGCAGCGGTTGCTCGTGCCTCCGCCATTCTGGCCTCGGCCAGTTGCAAAGACATCTGCGTCTGCGCGCCCGTCCCGCGCGCGGCAATCGCCTCCTTTTCCGCAAGAAATACCGTTGTCTGCGCTTTTTGTTGCTCCGCCTGAGCGGCGAGCAGCACCGCGGCAGCTTGAGCCCTCCTGGCTGATGCGTCTTTGATCGCGGAGTATGCTGCCCCCGCAGCTGCTGCTCCATACTTGGCCAGCGCAGCAGTGGCTGCAGCAAGAGCGATGTCGGCGAGAGTTCCAAAGTTATCGCCCAGCAACGAGATTCCACCGGCGAGCATTCCGGTGAAGTCACTGGCCTCATTTGCTTGACCCACATAGACCGAGAACGCATTGCTGAGATTCTGTAAAGCGTCCCGCACCGCTACGCCCATGCTGTCGGCCAGCTTGCCGTTGGCTTCTGCCGACTTCTGCAGGCCGTCTGTAAGGACCTCCAGACTCAGCTTGCCCTGTGCACCAAGGGAGCGGATCTCCTCGGCGCTTTTGCCTGTTGCCTTGGATAGAGTGTCCACGACAGTAGGCATTGCCGCCAGAATCGACTGCCACCCATCCGCCTCAACTTTACCTGTCTGTAAGGCCTTGGAGTACGCATCGATTGCAGATGAAGCCTTGTCGGCGCTGGCGGAGTTGGTCACCAATAGGAAGCTGAAGCTATCCATGACGTCCAGCGCCTCGCCAGTGCCCTTGCCCATGGACTTCAGGCTGTCAGCTGTCCTGATGAAAAGCTCTTGCGCCTCACTCAGCGGGCGGTAGGTACGCTTTGCCGTTTCGAGCAGCCGCTCCTGGACCAGGTTGTATTCGCCAAAGCTGCCGGTGGCCAGACCGATCCGATCGGACATCTGCGAGTATGAGTCAGCAGCATCTATTACTGACTTGACTGAGATCGCGCCGGCGGCCAAGCCCATTGCATTTTTGATCAGTGCGCCCGCACTTTTCGCGCTCTCCCCTACAAGGTCAAAACCATCGTCGATCTGCGCGAGAGAACGATCAATCTTCATAGCGCCTTGCGCTACGCTGGAGTCGGCGCGGGCGATTTCCGAGCGTAGCTGGGCGGTGGTCGCTTCAATGCGGACCAGCATTCCCTGAATATCGGTATCGGCCATGCTTTTCTCCAGAAAACAAAAAACCCGCAGTAGCGGGCTTTTTAACTGTCATCTCTTCACCGAAGCTGAAGCTCGGCCTTGTACTCGTTTGATTTCACCTTGAACGCCAATGCCTCGCTGCTTTCGACCAAATCCTTACCCCACATAGCTGCGTCCATGTAGGTGAGGTAAGCGGAATACAGCGCCTTGAGCCGGTCCCGCATGGGATCGCCTTCTGGGTATTTATCAAGCTCCCCCTTTACCCTGGCCTTCGCAGATTCCTTACTGCTAACAGAGCACTCTCTGGCTTCAGCAGTTAAACCGTCTTGCCTCTTACCCTTCGTAGCCTGGGCCAATTGTGATTTCAGGCCGCAGAGGTAAACCTGCCCGCCCATCTCTGCCTCAAGTGGGCTTCTGCCCTGGCCGTCAGCATGCACGACCGACGTTAGCGCGCTGAGCAGCCCCAGCGTTACAAGAACTTTATTCATAACCCCTCCAAAAACTTCGGAGAGTAACAAAAGCACCTGTGGTCACCTACCCCGGCTTTCGCCCTGTCAACGCCTGCCGCAGCTTGTCAGCCACGGCAGAGGCGCCTGGTATGCGGGTTGGCCCAGAGGCCTTGCCGTTGCCGAAAGGATTGGTCATCTGGGCCCATTCAATGCGCGCATCCATTGCTAGGAACAGCTCAGGCATAGGGGTGCGCCAGGCCGCCTCTGGCGACCAACCGAGCCACCCAGTGGCGATCGCGTACAGCCGGTCAACGTAGCTGCCGTCCTCGACGACGCTCACGCCTCCCCGGCCGGTTCCTTTCCCTCGTCACCGCCGCGCGGGTTGTAAAGTGCGACCAAGTACTTGTTGAGCTGCGTGGAAACGTTAATAACTCCTGCCTGCCAAACCTTGTCCGGAATGGCTTCAGCATCCTTGCCCTCCAAGCCCGCGCCGGCGGCAAGAATTATCGCGCAACCATCGATGCTCATGGCTGTGATGGTCTGTGATGCGCCGCGCAGGCCGCCAAAGCGACTTTCAATCGCGCGCACAGCTTTGAGGGTGGGCTGAAGCAAGAACTCCTCGTCGCCCAATTTCACGGTAACAGTACCGTGCAAAGTCTTGTTCATGGATCAGGTCCTGTGTTGCTGGGGCCGAAGCCCCGGCCGGTCATGGTGTGACGGGGGTAGGCAGCAGCTCGATGATGTCGGAGTTGATGCCCAAGGTGATGTTACGGCGCACCACGTTGTCAGCAGCACCGGGCGCTACTGTGTTGTTCATCACCTTCACGCGGAAGTAGAAGGTGGAAGGGGCGATCACTGGAGACGCATCAGGGTCGCCGTCGTTCAACGTGATCTTGATGTTGTAGTCGCCCTTGCTGCGGTCCTTATGTGCCACTTTCACTGCGTTCTGGCCAGCATCTCCATTGTCCAGGCCGACGGTAACAGTGAGGTCGCCAGCATCTGCGGTGCCCTTGTATTTCCGGACACGGCCGTTGCGCAGCGAGGTAAAGGTGACGCTGCTGAAGGTATCGCCAAACTCACCCAAATCTTCTATCTCGCCCACATCAACGTAGGTATCGGCCTTGTATGCGGTTTCGGTGTCGGCACCGGTCTTGCCGCCAATTGCAAGGCGGCAGCCGGCGGCTGTGTTGAGGTTGTCGTCGGCCATGAGGGTTCCTCCAAAGGCACATTGGATAAAAGCCGCGGCGCGGCCGGTGGGTAGTTCAGTGGGTAGTGATCACGCGAACGGTGATCGAGCCCTGGTAAGTGATGCCGTCGGCGTCGCGCTGGGCGTCGGACTGCTCGACCCGGACGGATACCGCGCGGCCCACCTCCAGCGGGAGGCGGCGCTCGTCCAAGGCGGCGATGACCTCGCCGTTGATGCGCTTGACCTCGGCCTGGCCCACTGCATCGGACCAGACCGACAGGTACAGCAGGCGCGTTTCGCGCTTGCGGCCCGAGATAGGGCTGCTGTTGACTGATACTTCCCGGTCGATGGATACGTACGGCATGTCAGCGTTCAGCGGGGCGCCGTCGTATATCGGGCAGCTGACCTCGGACTGAAGCCTGGAGAAGATTGCCTCCTGCAATGCCAGCGATGGATCAGCCATTACCTACCCCCTGGCTTGCTTTGCGCAGCGTTCGGCGGACTGCCTCCTGGAGATCGGCCATCACAAACTCGCGGTTTACATCCAAAGACGGCCGCAACCATGGGTGCGCCGGCCTCGCTGGTATGTCCGGATACTTGCCGAAGAAGTGCTGCCCATCGGACTTATTCTTCGTGTCGCGCTGGCGGATCGAGTTGCGCCGCCCTTTCAGTTGCGACTTGTCGCGGTTGTTGGTGTGCACGCCGCCGATCGCGT